GCGGGTGACGTCGGTGGAGGTCACGGCTAGGACGCCTTCCCAATCCACGCGGCCGAGAGGAAGGTGTAGGGCGTGTCAGTCGTTCGGGCCGTGTTCGCGCTGTTGTTCTGATAGACCTGCGCCTCTAGGTAGTCAGCCACGGCTAGGTCGTAATAGCCCATCACCTGATGTCCGCTGCGGCTGTTATTCGGCCCGCGCTCGTCAATGCCGACGTTGCCGCCATTCTTAAGAATCGAGATGCGCGCGTCGTCGCTTACTCCCGCCGTGTAGCGCACGCTGGCAATCACTAGATAGACGCCCGCCGTGTTGATCGTGATGCGGCTGTTGTTCGTAGCGTTGTCGTGCATGCCGTCCGTGTCAAAGTCCTCGGCATCGAAGGCGAGGATGGTGTTCGATGCATCGTTGATGGCCACCCCGGAGGTCTGCTTGACGCGGCACATAGGCGGCGTGATTAGGTTATTCCCGTTTGTCTTGATGTAGTCGTCCCACATAGCCTCGGTAAACTGATCGCCCGCAGCCTTGTCGGGGACGGTGTTGTATGTCTTAGCCATGCGCGCCTGCCTTAGTAGCCTATGAAGTCCGTGGTGCTGCCGATTTCGCTGCCGTAGTCCGCGTCACCGGGGGACGCGCTAGCAGCGCCAATAATAAAGCCCTCGGCCCCGCGCGGGCTAAGGGTGAAGCGTATGGCATGCGACAGCCCGAACTCGCCCACCGTGTGTTCGATGCGCTGGATGTGGTAATCCCCGGTGGTGTTCGCCTCGGTGTCGTTCACCGTCACGCGGTCCTGCAACTCCAGCCCCAGGCACGCATACGCGGCCGGGCCGGTCACCTCCACGCGCAGCGGTCGCCGCAGTTCGCCCTTCAGGTTCACCAGGTAGCGCGCCAGCCGGGCGGCGTCGGTGTCGGCGGTCAGGTAGGGCGTGGAAATGGTGCCGCCATCGTTCAGCCCGTAGGTTTCCAGGCTTTCCTCGTTCGTCGCCACCTGCGGCGTGCCGTCCGTGCCGCCGGGCACCGTGCGCGTCACGGTCTGCCGGTTCACCAGCCGGTCCACCTCAAATCCCGGTTCGGCCGTCACGGCCCCGTCGGTGATGGTGGCCGATGATGCCCGGCGCTGCGCGATGGCCGCGCGGTCCTCGTATGTCGCGGTGCCGTCGGCGGCGATGTAGAACACCCCGCGCTCGGCGGCCAGCAGCGCCTCCACCTGCGCCAGCGCGGTCTGGTTGCCTTCCGGCGCGGTGACGGTGATGGTGTCGCCCGTGTCCAGCGACCGCAGCGCGGATTCGGTCCAGCCTGCGGCGTCCAGGATGTCGCCAATACGTTCGCCCGTGGTGGTGCTCACTTCAGCAACCCCCGCGTGGAGCGCGTGGACACATCCACCGTTTCAGCGGCTGATGCGGTACTGCCATCGGCGGCGTCGCGCGCGCCCGTGGTGATGTCGGCAGCGGCGACGGGATAGAGCCGCGCCAGCCACAGGAACAGGTCTAGCGCCTGAATGTTCGTCCGGCCGGTGATGGTGTCGTGTGCGGCGCTGCGGATGAAGCCGTAGAACAGGGGATAGTCCACGGACCCGCCGCCGTCATCGTAGGTGGCGGTCACGCGCACCGGGCGCATGGGCACGAACCCCGGCGCGTTGCTGTTGATGTCGCTGGCCGTGTTCGCCGGGTTCCAGTAGGGCTTATCATCCGGGCGGCGCACGGTCAGTTCCAGGGTGCCCGCGCTCATGCTGTCCAGCAGCGTGTCCCGGCCACGGTTGATACGCATGGCCTCCACGTCGGCGGTGATGTCGTCCTGCGGCCCATCGAAGAACTGCGTGAAGGACGACGACAACACATCGCCCGCGCCGCCCTCGGGCAGCAGGCCGTCGCCATCGGTGAGGCGCGAGGTGCCGATGATGAACGTGCCCGCCAGCGCGTTCCCCCATCCCACCTCCACTTTGTAGGTCGGCATGGACACCTAGAACCCGGCCACCAGCACGCGGTCCAGTTCCGGCTTCAGGCGCTGCGCCAGGTCGCGCACGTCGCCCGCTATTGCACCGTTCACGGTCACGTTGATGACGGTGCCGCCGCCTGCGCCGCCGCTTGCCTCGCGCAGCGCGTCGGCCAGCGCCCGGCGTCCGGTCGGGTTCGACAGCGGGATGACGGCCTCCGGTCCGGCCTCGCCCACGATGGCATTCAGCGGGCCGTCCACGATGCCGCCGCGTGCCAGCGCCAGCGTCGGAATGTCCGGCACCTCCGGGATGGGGTCGCCGCCGGGGATGATCTTATTTAGCGCGCTGATGCCCTTGTTGATCGTGGCATTTTTTACCTTGTTCAGCGCGCGCACCACGGCATTCACCGCAGCGGTGGCGGCCGACTTCAGCCCACTCACCGCGCTACTGATTCCTCCCTTTATCCACCCGATAATGTTTCCGCCGAACGTGCCCAGGTTGTCGCGGAATGTCCTAGTAATCATCCCTGCTAGCGCCGTGGGCATTCCCTTGATCTTTTCCCACGCGGCGCTCGCCAGCCCGGTCACGCCGGACTTGATGTAGTCAATAACCTTTCCGCCGATTTCAGCCAGGCCGGTAAGCCAGCCGCCCACGCTACGCATGAGCGCGGTGGGCATGTTGGTGATGTTTGTCCACACGGCGGCGGCGAGGCTGACCGCGCCCGCCTTGATGTATTCGATGACCTTGCCACCGATCTGCGCCAGCCCGGTAAGCCACGCGCCGACGCGGCCCAGCAGGTTCGACGGCAGCGCCTTTATGCCGTCCCACACCTTGTCGCCCAGGGTCGCAACGCCGGACTTGATGCCGTTCACGATGGCCGCGCCGATTTTCACGGCGGCGGTGAGGATGATTGACGGCAGCGCCAACACGGTCGCCTTTATCCAGTCCAGCACTCCCCGCACCGCGCCCTTCGCGGCATCCCACGCGCCGCTGAAATCGCCGGACAGCAGCCGGGCCACGGCCTTCACCGTGTTACTGATGACAGCGAACGCGGCCTTCACCGGGCCACGGAATACGTCCACGACCTTTTCCACGACGGCCCGCACGGCCTCCCACGCTCCGGTGACTACCTTCCGAAATGTCGCGGACCGCTTCCACAGCAGGATGACGCCCGCCACCACGGCCCCGATGGCGACGGCCACCAGCCCGATGGGCGAGGACAGCGCGGCGAACGCGGCCATAACCTTCAGCGCGGCGGATACGGCTAGCACCGCCGCCGCCAGGCCCGTAAATGCGATGATGGCGATTTTCACCACGCGCTCGTTTTCCTGCATGAACCCGGACACCTTTGTGAGCATCCCGGCCAGCGTGGTGATGACCGGCAGCAGCGCGACTGCCAGCGCCTTTTGCAGTTCCTCAAAGGCGCGCGCGGCTCGGTCCACCTGCCCGGCGGTGGTCTGGCCGTATGCCTTCGCGGTCCCCTTTACCTGCCCCTCCACCTCGGCCAGGATTACCTTTTGCGCGCCCAGCAGGTCGCCGGATTCCTGCATGGTCTTGATCTGCTCTTTTTGCGACTCGCTGAACGTGACGCCCGCGCGCGACAGGGCGGTGATGCCGCGCGTTGGGTCTTGCAGCGCCTTGCCCAGCATCTTGTTAGCCGATTCCAGGTCGCCAAATCCCTTTTTCGACAGGTCCAGCGCGGCCTCGGTGGCGCGGGTGAAAATCTGATTTCCCTTGCCCACCTCGTTACGCACCGCGCGGAACGTGCCCAGCAGGGCGGCCCCTTGCGTGATCTGATCGGCACCGACGCCCGTGGTGGCCTGCAGTTGGTTGGCATACTCGAAGAACCCATCGGCCGTGATTTTGGCCGCGTTGCCCGTGGCCTTCAGCGTGGACTCCAGGTTGGTCAGCGCCTTCTCGTCCTCCATGACGCCTTGCACGCCCTGCTTCGCCTGAAATGCCACCAGCCCCAGGCCGACCGCCGCGAACGGTGCAGCCTTGCCGATGCCCCGGCGCAACTTCGCGCCCAGCGTGTCCGCGCTGCGCGATGCCTGCCCGGTGGCAGCGACGAACCGCGATGCGTCGGCGGTGATGACCGCCTGTAGCGTGCGGGTGAGTGTTGCGCCCAGCGCCATGCCTAGCCCTTCGCCGCCTTATCCATCGCCCGCAGGTCGCGCGCGATGGCCTCCAGTTCGCCGCCGGTCATCCGGTCCATGTCCCACGGTGCGATGCCATAGACGCGCATCAGGACGGGTTCCCACCATTGTCGGGGGTCGTCGCTGGCAGCCCGTCGGGCGCGGCGGCTGCCGCGTCGGTAGGGCGGTCCTCGTCATCCTCCAGCGTGACCGCACCGAACGGCAGCCCGTCCAGTTCGTCCATCGTCACGGTGACGCCCGCGCGCGCGGCGCTGATGATCGCCAGCACCATGATGGTGCCCGCGTCGGCGGCCTCCAGGGCCGGTGCCAGCCCGGCAGGTTCTACGCCCGCCAGCGCCTTCAGCGTGCGGAACTCGCCATAGGTCAGTTCCTCGGGCAGCGGCCAGCGGCGCACCTGCCCCGCGCCCGGCCCGTTCACGATGATGTCAGCCAAACTATTCCTCCCCGACGTTGATG